CGATAAAGTACCATCTTGTGAGGTGTTGAGTTTATGTCGTCGGTAAAGAAGTCTTCGAGTTTTGAGGTTGTCATAATTAATTGTCCGTTAATTGAATCTTTTTGATTATCCGTTAAATAGGGTGGAGCCATGACCACGGACGGGATCACAAAGGCACAAGGCTGGCTCCATAATTCTTAGTAAGTCAAACGTTGAACCACAATAGACGATTCAAGCGATGAGCCAGTGCCGGTAGCCTCAACTGTTTGCGTAATCGATGTTGGGCCACCAACTTCTGGCGTTGCTGCCGTAATAAAGGTTTTTGGCATGGTAAAGCTCATTGCTCCATCAATACCTGAAACGATAACTGTAAAGCCTGTTTCATCTTCATTAATGAAGCGTTCCAGCAGCACAGTATCGGCCATAAACGCACTAACACTGATAGTATTAGTAGCATTTCCACGCTCAACGAACGATGTTGAATCACTGCCTAACTCAAACTGAGCGGAAGCCGAGTTATCATTCGTGATAGTTGCCGAGGTAAATAATGCTTGAACTGCATTCTCAACTAATATTTTTCCATCTACACCAGCATAAGGGCGAGTAGTTAACTCAGTATTAAACGTTGATCCAGCAGGAGGCGAGGCCAAAACAGCCTGATCTCTTGCGATAAACGGAAACGAACCTGTAACTTGAGCATTAACAGCAACTTCAAAAGTAAAGCCGGTAAATTCAACGCCTGTTGTAATTAAATATGAATCAGGCGTGCCGCATTTACCTTGAAACCAAGTAAGGATCGACATTGTTTTACATAATGATCCAGTGCCAGCTTTATCGCCAGTTGCATAATCCGTAGTGACAACTTCGTCAACCAGAGTATTAGTGATTGCGCCGCCGGTAATCTCTAAAGCAGTAACAGCCGTAACCGTAAATGGTTTAGCGTTATTACCCGTTAAATCTTCAAAGTAGATAGTGTCGCCAACTACTACGCCATCAGACAAGAAGTCGCCAGCAGTTCGGGTAAAAGTCTTCCCTGCATCTGCTACCGTAATTTCTACGCCAGCCTCTAGCACACCAACAACCCACGATGTTGTCATTGCGTTAATAATTAGCTCATCTTGGCTAGACTGTGACAGCTCGACAGCGAATTCACCCTGAACCTGCTTGCCGCCTGTGCGAACGCTTGTGATCTCGCGTGAGCCGTTTAACTCATTACTGATTAAAGCGTCTTTGGTCAACGCAGGAATGCCGCCAGTGTTGCGTAAGGTCGTCCATGTAGGACTTGCAGGAGTAATGCCTGGCGTTACCTCGGTAACATAATAATGTGCTGTGTTAGAGCCGCTAAATGGTGTGGTCATGGGGTAATCCTCGCAGTGTATGCGTTAAAGTTTATGGTTAATGGTTTGGTTGCCCATCCATTGTCTACGCTAAGTGGCCCTAAGTCGATAGACTCAATACCCGCGCATATATTATTACGCGTTAAATGTTGACCAGCATAAATAGATGCATTTAATAAGTCAGCCATCTTGTTTAGTGGCGCACTCCCTAGGTGTGACGCGTAGTTAATATCCACCTGGTAGATACCTTGCCTAAACTCTGTTAATCCTAAATCTGCCTGCTCAGTTGGAGCGAGCAATAAAAAACCTGCCAAATATGGTGTTGCGATATCTGTCGGGCAATCAATATTTTCTCTGCAAAATTTAATACTGTTTGTTTGCCCAAATTGATACAAGGCAATATCGAATACTTTTTGTATGTCTTCAAATATCACTTTGGCAATCTCTTTTTGGCTTCTGCTTCTAGTAGTCTGTTAAACCTTTTTACGTTAACCCTAACCATACCAGCAGGCGCTTGATCTGAATAACCATATTCAAGTCGTTGCGCGTAAGGCAAATTATTAGTTAATGTAAAAGCGCTTACATCTTTTTGCTTTAGCACTTTGTTAGTCGCATTCGCTACGGTCTTACTTCCATCCTTGTCGGTCTTTAATGTTTTCTTTGATGATTGTTTTTCACCGGAAGCAAACCAATTGCCACGAAAACGCCCTTCTCTCACAGGGCTGCTTTTGATGATAGCTTGCCACAATTTAATGGTAGTGCCGCGAACAGTATCTTCTGCGCCCTCAATAAATTTGAGGTTAAAGTCTTTCGTATCGCTAGTAAAGCTCACTTTCTCACCTGAACCTTGAAATTTATTACTTTATCAATACCGGTAAATGCCGCAGGACTTACACTAACAATTGAGTATTCTGAGCCATCCATTATAACCTTGTTCGATTGATCTGGATTAACCTCACAAAATACCGTCAATAAAATATCGCCTGACTTTATCGTCGTGCCATTAACCAAAGATTCATTATACGTTGTGGCCACGCCTGTCATATCGTATTCAACCGGAGCTGAAAATTCATCTTCGCCGGTAGTAGGATTGAATGCGCTTACACCTTCAACCTTTAATTTAATTTTATCAGTGCGCTCGTCAAACTGAGATAGCAATTCATCTGATACTGCTTTCATTTCTTCTGCGAATGACATTATCGAGCCTCAACCACAAGACTTCCGTCAACCTGAGCGGTAACGTTTCTTGCTGCGGTGCTATTGTTAACTTGAAGTTTCAAGTAGTCGTTCTCATCCATGAAGGGCAACCCTTGAAAATTAAAAAAAGCTTTGTCTGACGATCCGGTAAAGTTATTTATCTCTCGCGTCTGAGATTTAATATCTACAAATGATGCAGCAGAGTCGTCCCACATGACAACTTTTACAGTTACTAAGTCGCCAGCAGTGCCAGCGATATCAACGCCAGCATAAAATTTATAATCTGACGGGCTAGAACCTAAATGGCGAATTTGGCCGTTAGCAGGACTATCAAAATGTTCTAATTTAGCTGCCGCGAACGTTCCAGCTAAATCGAGGTATGCACCTATAGCGACACCACTTAACGCTGTAGCAGAGGCGGTAGTCACAGTTAAAGTGCCACCCTCAAACGTATTAGATATCCCCACATTATCAGACCACCTGCACTCAATAGCGCCTTTAGTGATCCCGCTATTAATATTAGTGTCACCTGCATTAATAACTCCATTACGCGAAAAGCGAGCAGAATTAATAACAAAAGATGACGGATTTGAGAAGTTTGCAGGAGTAAAATCAGTAAACCTCTGCAACGCTCCAAGATCACAGTTGATATTTGTGGAAAATCTACCACTCATGACTAGCGCCGTGCCTGACTTAAATAAAGGCTCAGTTGTCGTGTCAGACATATTTAAAGCAAGCGATACGTCAATTTTTGCGCCGCTCATCGAACCCGAAAGCGTTAACGATGGATCGCCACCAAAACGACCGCTATTGGTTTCTAGGTATTGCCTATAGTTGGTTAGCTCGCCAAGTGATGTGCAATTCTCGTAGTTAACATTCAGCATTTCAACTGCTTCAAATCCAGTTGGAGAAGTCAAATCATATACTTTCGATCCTGCACCAGACGCTTCTATTGCTACTCCATTACCATTAACATTCCCGCCGCCAGTGAACATAGTGTATGCGCTGGAAGTGGAAACAAGTCTCGACAATGAAGCGCCAAGACCAGCAAAGTTAAGCCCATCAGCAGGAACAACTATTGATATACCGCTAATGTCAACCACGCCGTTAATGAAATATTGCTTTGTGCTATCTAACGCACCTGAAAGCTGGCTCCCAGTAGATATCGGTATTAGATACGAAATGTACCGAGGTGGATCATCAAAAAGATTTAAGTCAGAATCAATCATCTGATCTAAAACTGATCTAATATCAGCAGCCGTAACCTCTTCATTGCCATTGGTCGTTATAGTGCTGGCAACAAGTGCTAATAAGTCGTTTCTACTAAGTGACACGCTAAACCCTCACTGTGCGAACTGTGAATCCACCGCCAATACATAATAATGGAGATAAAGCGTCAACCGATGTCGTTATCGTAATGCTTGCGCCGGTCTTGCCGTTATCGAAAAACTCTTGCTTTACTGCGCCGATAACTTCATTCAATTTAACAGATTTACCGTTATCTACTGGCATAATGTTAGTGCCTTTGCCATATTCGACAGCAGCAAACATTTGAGCCAGTTTCATTTCATTTGGAATAGAATCGCTAGCAACATCAATAGTATTATTGCCGTAGCATTTATATGAATCCAGCCTTGGAAAAGATAGCGCCTGAGTATCGACTAAACGCGTACCAGCGAACCGGCCTTCATAACGATCAACGTATCTAGCGCCATTTCTTAGCGCTACTTCTGCGTCAGCATCAACAACAGGCAACGCAAGACCAAGCAAATCAGCGCTGGCTCTAGCATCAATTAAACTTTGGTAGCTGTCAGCATTTGCCAACCCTGTTCCATTTTCTACGACTAAAGCCATGATCTACCTATATAAAAAAGGGGGATTATTCCCCTGGCGTTTCTTTAACTACTTCTTTTACTGCTTTTTTAGGCTTATCTTTTAAGATGGTCTTTTTAATATCTTCTTTTGCGTAAGAGTCTTTGAATCGCAAATCAACAACCTTACACCCATCCTTTGCAGCTTTCGCTTTCACTCCAGCATCACATGGATGCTCAACTAACCAAATCTTTGGCATAATTAAAACCTATGGATAATGGGGCCATATGACCCCGTGAGAAGAGTTAAGCAGCGTCGCCGATAGTAAGAGTACCAGCAGTATGCTTATCAGAAGAAACAGCTTTATCCCAGTTAGTACCCGTTGCGATTTCTGCATCAGTAGGAGATTTACCACCGTTAGCAACATCCCAAGCGTAACCTTTAAGGCCGATTTGAAAAGTGTAATCTGACTGCCAAGTGGTTTCGATGCGCTCTTTGCCGTTGTTAGTTTCCATGTTAGAAACTAAGTCGCCGTTATCAGAAACGATAATGCCGCCAGCAGTTAAAGAAAGCACTTTATCTTTGTTTGGAGTTCCAGTTTCATACAATGCCGGAATATCAGAAACAACGATAGCTTTGCCAAGCAAACTAACAACAGTAACGTTGCCAGAAACAAATAGCTGCTCTGTGTTTGCAAGCGCTTCACCAATCAAGCGATGGTAGACACTGCCAGACATTACGTCAGTAACCAATAGTTGCGACATATCGCCAAATTTAGCGTGCGAGCCATTTAATGCAACCTGAGTCACGCCGCCAGTAGCAGAAACATCATTTACTAGCGCGGCAACATTTTCTACAGCAGAAACACCGGCCATTACAGCAGTGTTAAGTTGATCGGCTAATAAAGCATCAGCGAATGATTGAGAGATAGCGGTAATAGCTTCACCCGGACTACGCTGCAACCATGTAAGCTGAGAAGGCTCAAGCAAGATAGGGCCGAAACCGCCAGCAACCTTAACGCTTAC